AGTTCCCGGAGGCCTTTCGCTTCCTGTGGGCTGAAGAGGCAGACGACGGGCTTCCGGTTCGATACCGCGCTGCGTATGGCGGGCGAGGTTCGGCCAAGTCGCACAGCCTGTGTTCGGCTGCGGTGCTGAAGGGCGCGATGAAGCCGCTGCGGATCGGCGTCTATCGCGAGATACAGCGTTCGATCCGTGACAGCGCCAAGCGGCTCTTGGATGACAAGATCGAGGCCAACGGGCTTTCGGGCTTCTACGAGTCCACCGACACGGAGATCAGGGGCAAGAATGGGACGCTGTTCCTGTTCAACGGGCTGAGAACCAATCCCGACGCGATCAAGTCCACGGAAGGCCTCGACCTGGCAATCGTCATGGAGGCGAACAAGGTCGCGCAACGGTCCTGGGATTTGCTGATCCCGACCGTTCGTAAGCCGGGGTCTGAAATCTGGGCCGAGTGGAACCCGCATCTGGAGACTGATCCGGTAGACGTGATGTTCCGGGGTCCGCATGGGCCGCCGCCGGGTTCGTTGGTTCGCCGGGTGAATTGGGACAGCAACCCGTTCTTTCCCGACGTGCTGAAGGCCGAGCTTGAGTTTGACCGCAAGCGCGACCCTGAGAAATACGCCCACGTCTGGCTAGGCGAGTACAGCCGCAACAGTGAGGCCCGCGTCTTCCGCAACTGGACCGTGGAGGACTTTGAAACCCCGCCTGACGCCGTGCATCGGTTCGGCGCGGATTGGGGCTTCAGCGTTGATCCTACGGTGCTGGTCCGGTGTCACATCGTCGGGCGCAAGCTGTTCGTGGACTATGAGGCCTATCAGGTCGGTTGCGAGATCGACCATACGCCGGCGCTGTTCGACACGGTTGAGGGCTCCCGCAAGTGGACGATCCGGGCTGACAGCGCGAGGCCGGAAACGGTCAGCTACATGCAGCGCAAGGGCTTCAAGATCATCCCTGCGATCAAGGGGCCGGGAAGCCTTGAGGATGGGGTGGAGTTCCTTCGCTCCTACGACATCGTTGTGCATCCCCGCTGTAAGCACGTTGCCGATGAGCTGGCGCTCTACAGCTACAAGACCGACCCGCTGACCGACGAAATCCTCCCCGTGCTGGAGGACAAGTCGAACCACACCATCGACGCCCTGCGCTACGCCCTAGAGGGCCTGCGACGCGCTCCGTCGCCAACCGTCGTCACGCCATCACGTAACCCGCCCGATCTATGGGGGCGCCCGAAGGGGGAGGTCAGCAATTGGAAGACGGCGTGACCGAACCGGCAGAAGCGGAAACCAAAGGCCCCGACCTCGCGGCGCTCAAGAAGATGTTTGAGGATTCGTCCTCGCTCACGCAGGTTGCGCGTCGCCAGTCGGAGATCGACCGGGACTATTTCGACGGCAAGCAATGGACTGCCGAGGAGCGTAACGAGCTAGCCAAGCGCAAGCAGCCCGACAACGTGTTCAACCGCATCCGTCCCGCCGTTGAGGGCGTGATTGGCGTCATTGACCAGGGCCAATCGGACCCGAAGGCCTGGCCGCGCAATCCGGGCGATGAGCAGGCCGCCGAAGTCGTCACCAAGACGCTGCGCTATGCCGAGGACAAGAGCCGGCTCGACCGCACCAAGATGGACTGCGCTGAGCAGTTCTACGTCGAAGGGACGTGCGCGGTTATCGTTGAGGTTGACGAGCGCCGGGACATCATGCCCGCGCAGGTCCGGTTTGAGGAGTTCTTCTACGACCCGCGTTCGCGCCGCAAGGACTTCAAGGACGCCCGCTATATGGGCATCGCGAAGTGGCGCTGGGCTGACGACGTAGTTGCCGAGTATCCCGACGCGGAACAGGGCATCAAGCTGTCCCTGGCCGGCGCTGCGATGGGCGACCAGTCGTTTCAGGACAAGCCCACCGAAGGCGCGCAGGCGAACGTCGAGTGGGTCGATGGCAAGCGTCGCCGGGTGATGGTGGTTGAGCTTTACCACCTTGAAGGCCGCGTCTGGCAGCGTTGCGTCTTCCACTCGGGCGGGACGGTGGAATATGGCGTCAGCCCGTATCTGGATATGTACAAGCAGCCCAAGTGCCCGATTGAGGCGGTGAGCTGCTACGTGGACCGCGACAACGCCCGTTACGGCAAGGTCCGTGACATGCGCGGGCCGCAAGACGAGATCAACAAGCGCCGCTCCAAGCTGCTGCACATGATCTCGGTGTCGCAGATTCAGGCCGTGGACCCGTCAGCGCAGGACGTGGACGCTGACACGGCCCGGAAGGAAGCGGCAAGGCCTGATGGTGTGATCCCGTTCGGCTGGCAGAAGGTCAGCACGTCGGACGTTGCTTCGGGTCAGGCCAACTTGCTGACCGAGGCCAAGGCCGAAATCGAGCGCATGGGGCCGAACCCCGCCATTCTCGGACGGCAGGGCGAGGGGCAATCGGGCAGGGCGAACCTTGTCCGTCAACAGGCCGGGATGACCGAGCTTGCCCCGTCGATGGGCGTGTTCGATGACTGGATGCTGCGGGTGTATCGCGCCATGTGGGAGTGCGCGCGGCAGTTCTGGACGGCTCCGATGTTCATTCGCGTCACGGATGACGAGGGCTCGCCGGAGTTCATCGGCATCAACCAGCCGCCGAGCAAGCCGGGGCCGGACGGCCAGCCGATGCAGGGTCAGCCGATGGCCGATCCGAACGCGCAGCCCGGCCCCGATGGCAAGCCGCCGCAGATGATGCAGGACAACAAGCCCGCGTTCGTCTTCCCCGATGGCTCGATGGTGCTGGGCTACGAGAACAGCGTTGCTGAGATGGACGTGGACATCACGCTGGAGACGACGCCGGATACGGCGAACGTCCAGCAGGAACAGTTCATGGCTCTGGTGGAGCTAGCCAAGTCCGGGGTGCAAATCCCACCGCAAATCCTGCTGAAAGCGTCGTCCCTCCCCGAGAAGCAAAGGCTTCTGGAGGAAATGAAGACGATGGCTGAACAGCCCGACCCACAAGCCGAGATGAAGTCGAAGATCGCCATTCGTGGCGCCATCTCGGAGATCGAGAACACGGAAAGCTCCACGGCACTCAATCTCGCCAAGGCGCAATCCGAGGGCATGAAGCCTGAGATCGAAGCTTACAAGCTCGCGCATCAGGTCAATGCCGCCCCGCCGCCGGGGGACTTTCCGGGCGCATCGCCATTCGCTGGGGCGTGATCCAGACGACAGGCCGCCGCTGAACGGGCGATCCGGGCCGCCTCCGTAAGGGCGAGGGTGAACATGGACAATCTGGACTTTCTTGACGGGCAAACGCCCGAGCAAACTGCTGCGCCTGAGCAGGCTCCCGAGCCTGTAGCCGTTGAGACTGCCGCGCCCGTCACTGACGGTCCCGCGCGTGGCCCTGACGGCAAGTTCGCGCCCAAGGCTCCGGTTGAAGCGGCTTCCGTCGCTCCTGCCGAACCGCAAGCCCCGGCAACCCCGCCGGAAGCGGCTCAACAGCCCCAAGCGCCCGCACCCCACACGCCGCCTGACGGGTTCGTCCCGATTGGCGTTGTGCAGGCCATGCGGGAAGAACTGAACGCGCTGAAGCGTCAGCCGCAGCAACCGCCACAGCCTGCCCCGGACCCTTACGAGGACTTCGAGGCGTACCAGGCGCATCAGGAAAACCAGCAGGCGCTAGAGCGGGCCGAGTGGTCCCGCCAACTGGCCGAAGTGAAGTACGACCCGGAGACGGTTTCCAAGGCTCAGGAATGGGCTGCGGGACGGTTCGACGCGGACCCGGCCTTCCGTCAGCGCGCGCTGTCCACACGCGACCCCTACGGCTTCGCCATCGAGGAGTACCAGCGCGATCAAGCGTTGTCGCTCCTGTCTGACCCGAAGCTGCTTGAACAGTTCCGCGCTTGGCAGTCGGGCAATGCCCCGATGCCCACGTCGTCCGCGCCGATGTCGGTCGCGGCTCCCCCACAACCGCCAACGCCTCCCCGTTCCCTCGCCTCCGCACCCAATGCGGGCGGCGGCAAACCCGGCATCACGTCGGTCGGGCCTGGGGATGCGTTCGCCTCCGTTTTTGGAACCTAACCAATGGCTGAAGTCGCCCTCAATTCGGCTCTTGAGAAGTCCGTCTGGCTCAAGAGCTATTTCGCCGAGTACGTCCGCGCCTCGGGCTTCAAGCCCTACATGGGCCGTGGCGATGGCTCGATCATCGTCGCCAAGTACGAGCTTCAGGAAGAAGCCGGCAAGACGATCAACATTCCGCTCATCACCCGCCTGACCTCGGCGGGCGTGACCGGCTCGACCGTGCTGGACGGCAACGAAGAGGAGCTGGGCAACTACAACTGCGCGCTCTCCGTCGATTGGCGCCGGAACGGTGTCCGCGTTCCCAAGTCCACCTCGTACAAGACCGAGATCGACCTGTTCGGCGCGGCCAAGACCATGCTGAAGCAATGGGAAGCCGAGCAGCTTCGCGACGACATCATCAAGGCGATGAACTCCGTCGTGACGACCGGTGACACCACGGTGGACATGGCCAGCACCACGGCTGCGAACCGCAACGCCTACAACGCCGCCAACTCGGATCGCCTGCTTTTCGGCAAGCTGGTGTCCAACTACTCGGCGACCTGGGCGACGGCGGTCGGCAACCTCGACACGACCAACGACCTCTGCACCGTTGCGGCCATGTCGCTGATGAAGCGCATCGCCAAGCAGGCTGACCCGCACATTCGCCCGTTCAACACGGAAGATGGCCGGGAATACTACGTGGCGTTCCACGGCGGTCGCACCTTCCGCGACCTGAAGGCCGACACCACCATGACGGCGGCCAACCGTGAAGCCCGCGCCCGCGACGTTGGGTCGAACC